GTGTGCCGTGGTGGCTCCAAGAACGGTGGGGGAGGGTCCTCGGGGGGTGTTGGCCTTCGGGGCCGGTTTCGAGGCTTGTGAGGGCTTCTGGGCCCGTTTCCGGTCTGCTGTGGCCATGCCGGCGTTCCGTGCTCGGGTGGCGGCTCCTCTCTTGGCGTTGCCGTATTGGGCTCCTCTCCTCGAGTTACAGCTCCTACAGGCCGGGACCATGTTGTCGAGTGTGTGGGGTGAGCCGGGGAGCGCTTCAGTGTTCCAACGGTCGAGCTCGATCAGGTGGTCGACGGTATTAGCGGGCCGGCCGCAGTACTGGCAGGGCGGTTGGTCTTGGAGTAGGAGCTTCCGGTTCCGGACATATTGGGAGTCGTTTCGGGTGAATGTCATCTGACTCTCCCTACGTTCCCGATAGCCGCGATGTTCTCGCGCCCTATGGCTACCAATGCTGTTGGCATCAAGATCTTTCCGCCGACGAAAGTCAGGTCGGCGGGAAGCATGACTAGCCCAGCGTCTGTACTCCACAGGCGGTCGAACCAACGGCTCTTCGAAGTCGGCAATAGAGCGATGCCGTCGCCATGTTCGAGCCATCGCTCGACCCACGGCGCAGGCTTGCTATAGGGCGGGTTCATCCACACTCGCCCGGTCCAGTCTTGCGCAAGCCCGTCGTCTTCCTTGGTGAAGTATCGGCGGGCTGGTATCCACTCAATACCTCCTTGCGGTGCGGCGACGTCGAGCTCGTATCCGAGACCGATTCGATCGAATATCCAGCGGGGGGTGTAGTAATCGTCGCTGGTCTTCTGTGTCTGAGCGGCGCCGAATAGCGCTTGTTGTTTCGCTGTCATCGTCTCCTCCTGAGTCGGGTGTAGCGCTTGGTCATGGCCGGCGCTTTCTGAGCTCTTTCTGGCAGTAGCACTCCTCGAGCTGGAACGCTGTCGGGCCGGGGCCGAATACGGGCTCCCAGCCGGTACCTCGACAAGTGCGACAGATGGGGTCCTTCGCGTAACTATCTGTAGGGCTACTAATCTCTAAGTCTTTCTTATTAGGTACTTCTATTAGCGCCGGATTAGCCGGCGCCGGTTCATCCGGCTCCGGTAGTGGATAACTAGACCAGATTTCCCCAGCCTCGTCCACAGGTGAGTCCGTGACGATTGTCTCGGTTCGCCATCGGCCGGCGTCGTCTTGGACTCGGATCCGTTTCAGGTAGCCGGCGCGCTCGAGCTCGACGAGGGCGGTCCGGATTGCGTCCCGGCCTTCTTTCGGGCTCTGGGAGGCGAGCTGGTTCGAGTTGGTCCGCCAGTCCTCGGGCATTGACAGGAGGTAGGCGAGGAGGCCTCGGGCCCGGAATGAGAGCTCCTGCTGGCGTACGAGATGGTTCGACAGGATGACGAAACGGTCAGGGCGTGGTCCTCGGCGGATGCTCATCTCTGGACCTCTTTCAGGCGGGCCTCTACCTCTCGGTAATCTTTCGGCCTCCAGACGTAACACTCGACACCGGCCTCCTCGAGGTCGGCGAGCCAAGCACGTTGGCCGGGCGTTACTCGGCCGGTGTTCGATTTCACTTCGACGATTAGGAAGCCTCGGCGCTGGTGGACCATTGTCAGATCTGGGAAGCCGGCGGAGCCGAGTAGGTGGGTTGCCCATCGGCCGGCGATCTGGGCGGGTCTGGGGTGGAACACTCGCCAACCGAGCCAGGTAGCGAGATCGACGATCCAGGATTGCCATTCGGCCTCGGACAGGGTGTCGACTGGGATAGACTTGTAGGTCGCCATGTTCACTAGTCCTTCGGGAGGGCTTGGAGCTCGTCGATACATTGGCGACATAGGTCGAAGTCTGCTATAGCGGCGTCGAGCGCGAGGTCATCTAGCGGGTTGCCACGTTCCACGTTCAGTCGCTTCAGGAAGCCGATCATCTTCTCGGTCGGTTCCTTACGTAGCCCGGACGGTTTCGGAGCCTCTGACGGCTTCTCAGAGGCCTCTGCGGGCTTCCGTGCTGCTGAGCCGGCTTTCATTCGGGTTACTTCGGTCGAGGTGTCTTCGGTGCGGGCCCGGATCTCGTCGACGGACGCGATCCCACGGTCGATCCCGAAACCGAGATAGCCGAGAGCTCTACCTAGCGCCGAAGTCATACCTACGGGGAGCTCACTGTCTCGACTGAAGCTGGTCTTCCCGGGGAACGGTTCGAGGACGGATCCTCGGGTCGGTCGAGGGTCGTCCGGTGTGGTGAATACCCAGACGACGCACTCGAGGAAAAGGTGGTCTCCTATCTGGACCGGTTTCCAGCCTTCCTCCTGGACTCTTAGCTCCGGGTACTTCTGGAGGGCCATCCGGAGGCGGGCATCTACGGGAACGTAGCCGTCGAGGTTCACTTCTCATCCTCGCAGTCGAGGCCGTCGGCTCGTAGTTGGTACACCTTGCCGTTCTCGGAGAAGGTCGTAATCCCGTCCTTCGTGGTCGATGGGTGGGCGTCGATCGTTCCGATCTTTCGGAGCGCCTCGTCGAGGATGTCGAGTATGTCTAGAAGAGCGGTTTCGAGTACCGCTGTCTTCGGGTCAGTGTTGGGGCGCACTTGGTTGTCCTTTCGGGTAGTACGAGGTGGGATTGACAGATCCGGAGGTAGTCCGGGTAACGCTTGCACTCTGGGCACGGATGACGGTACGACTCGACGATCGGAGCCATCCCGAAGAGGTCCACCTGGGAGCCTCTGACATGGCCGGCCATGACATACAGGACGGGTCCGCTCTGGGAATGGGCGGCGGCGGTCTCGGCGTCTTTCTCAGTGAGTCGAGGGCCGGCGTCTTCCCGGAGGACATGGCGACATTCGAGCCAGTCTCCGACGTCGGGAACGAAGCGGTAGCGGCGGTTCTTGTCGAGCGCTCCGCCGTGGCCGTGCCAGTACAGGCCGAGGTACTTGGCGGAGGCGACCTCGACGAGGGCGCCGTTCACGTTGGCGGTTTCGGCGTCGTCGAGAAGGTCGGCCGATTGTGTCCAAGCCCGTTGGTAGTCGGGTCGGTGTCCGTTCTGGGCGAAACGGAGAGCCCGCTCGAGGCCGATCTGGCGGGCCCGTTCATATTCGTAGGGTTCGAGGGTGACGGTCAGCATGAGCGGGCTCCGCTCATGTCCCACGGTTGGCACCATCTCCAGCCGGCGTCGACTGCCATCTCGGCGATCTGAAGTCCGAGGTACAGGTTTATCGACGGGACGAGGAGGGCGTTCCGGTCGAGACCGAAGCTCTCAACGTAGCCTCCCCATGTCTTCCAGTTGATCTGAAGGAGCCCGTAATCCTTCGTCGGGGAGATCACGGTCGGGTCGCATCTGGATTCGTCCCAGGCGATGTCGTCCAGGAGGATCTCGATCCGGTCGGCGGGCCAGCCGGCTTGGAGTGCGAGATCGACCCATTCCCCACACCGGACCTCGTAAGTGGAAACCGTGGAGGTGGTCGGTGTGGGGAGAGTCGAGGTCGCCGTGCTCGATGTCCCTGCCGTGCTATGTGGGGCGACGCCCGTACTGTAGTCGTACGGTGTCACGGTGGCCGGTTGGATCGTGGTCGTCGCTATCGGTCCCTCGAGCTCGTGTTCGGCGGGATGATCTCCGAAGCCGAGAAGAGCGGCGATCGTGGCGATGGATAGGAGGAGGATCTTCACGAGAAACCTCCGGGACGGGATGCGCGTCGGCCGGCGTCGACTAAGTCCCAGATGATCCAGCGGGAGCCCGTCGCGTTGATCCCGCTCTTGCGGAGTCGCCGATAGTGGCGTCTCAGAGTCTGCCGGTCGAGCTCGGTTATTGGTCGGTGGTCGTCCCATTCTTGGTGGACCTCCCGTGCATAGTGTCGGCGATAGTCGCCGATTGTGGATAGGTAGAGCTTCACGGCTCCTCCTCTGTTGGGGTTGTTGGGGCTTGCCGTGCGGATGATCCGCCCGACGAGTCGGAACCTTAGCAGAGGAGTGTCACGCTGTGCGGATTATCCGAAGAGGTGAGCCCAAGTGGCCGGGCCGACGATCCCGTCGACTGTGAGACTGTTGTCCATCTGGAACGCTCGGACGGCGGAGTCCGTGGCGTTCCCGAAGTCGCCGTCGACGGCGAGGGGACTGGTCCCGGTCGAGTTCTTGTAGCCGAGCTCGGCGAGGCGTTGCTGGATCTGACGGACGCGAGCCGCCGCCCTAGAATGCTTCCGAGTGGAGGCTCCGGGGTAATCGGTCGACGGTGCCAGTGGTGCCGGTGGGGTACCGATCGGGAAAGTGGCGATGACTGCGGGGAGCCAGTCGGTCGAGTCAGCATGGGCGGGGTCGAGCTCGATATGGATCCAGTCTCCTCCAGGAGCGCCGGACACGGTGCCGGCCTTGTAGGTCTGCCAGTCTTCCCGGTCACACTTCCAGCCTCGACCTCCGGGCCGGGGCTCGTAGTCGATGAGGAGCTCTAGGCCGATGACGTCGGCGTTCGAGACGAGCCAGTCGATGATCTGCTCGAGGACGGCTCGGGAACATCCGGGCCGAGATCCGTACTTACGGCGGGAAAGGTCAGCCGCCCGTCCCGTCGAATGAACGGAGATCGAGCTCTTCCCTCGTTTCTTGCGGATCCCATAGGTCCCGTTGTTCCATAGTTGGCCACCAGAGGCGCTCTGGATTGCGGCCACGAACGCCTCGAGTCCTGGGCGCCGGCCGGTAGCAATACCGTCGGATGTTCCTGTGTATGGGCGGCTCATTGTGTTACCTCTTTCGGGCTAGCGCCGAGGCGCTATCGAACGTAAGTTAGGACTTCTTGCCAATAATCGGCTCGACGGTTTTCCCGGTCTTCGCGGCGATCCCGTTACCTACTGCGTAGCCGACGATCGTGCCGAGCATCCCGGTCCCGGCTTCGCTAGCGATCGAGTCAGCGACCATGAGAATGGCAATCACGATCATGGCGACCATTGCTATGAGGGCTTTCGGTGGGTTGGTGAGGTTCATGTTTACTCGCTTATGAAGTAGAGGCCGAATAGGCCGAGGAAGATCATTATGAGGCCGAAAATGGCGGTGCGGATCATGCCGGCGGCTCCGGGAAGTCGGCGGTCGGTCCGGGGGTCCATGTTGAGGGGAAGTCTCGGAGCGCTTGCCGGTAGGTGGCCCACGCTTCACGGTCACAGGTCGCGTCCGGTAGTTGAGTCCAGTCGGAAGCCAACAGGAGAGCATCCCGAGCGTTTCTCATACGTTCGGACCACCATTCGGCGGGGACGTTCTCTGGGTCTAGTTCGCTAGTTAGGTCCATCATGTCGCCTTGTACATTCCCGACATCCGCACGACGTCGCTAGTGGACCATGTGAACGGGACGGTGTTACTTGTGACGGCCCAGTTATTGGAGGCGGTCCACACATAGAACCTGAGCCGATCAGAGGAGAATACGTTCATGCTCCCTAAGTATTCCGTGCCGGCCGAGGCGTCTCCGTAGATACATGAACCGAAGTATCGGACACCTTCCCCGGTGTCGCCGTCGATAGGTGCTTCGACGCTGAAACCGGAAGAAACTGTCGAAGTGCTACCTAGCTCCCATGCCATACGGACGAATACGAGCCCGTTTATCTGGCAGTAGGCCCCAGAGATTGTGCCGTTCCCTACGCTGGCGAACTGTAGGCTCGGTGTCCAAGCGGTCCAAGTGCCGATCGAATCGAGCTCCGACTCTAAGCCGGCGACGGTTGTGTCTGCGGCGTCGGCGAGGTTCTCGATCGCTGTCGCGCCGTCCGCGACATAGTCGGAGCTTTCGGGATATGGCCATGAGTAGGTTGGTGTGGTCCCCATCGTTTCTCCTAAAGCTCGTAAAGGCGGGAGCCGCTCCACGTAAGGGTAGCGGGTACGGTCGACCAGATCCGGGTAGGCGACACTTGGCTCCATTTCTGGGCGCCACGGGAGAAGCCGGCGGTCGAGACGTAGAGGCGGGCCTCGAGGTGGTGGCGGGACAGTGTGAACGTGATTCCCTCGACGAAGAACTGGCGGGGGGCGCCAGTGAAGATCTCCGGGATCGAGATCAGAGTATCCGGGTTGAGGTCGTCGAGGACGGAGAAGAGCCGACTATCGGACATTGAGCCGAGGAGGAGCGTTAGCTCTTCGATGATCCAGCCGTTGGTGAAGTACCGGTCGAGCTTGTCGTTCGCGAGGATCTCGGCGTCGGCCTCGTAGCGGAGACGGGTCACGATCTCGAGCTCGGTCAGTCCGTATTCGTCGATCGAGGTTGTGTTGTCCTCGACCCAGTAGCCGTCGTGGAAGTCGCCGCCGTGCTGGGTGCCGAACACTGTTACGCGGTTGATTAGGTCTGTGGTGCGCCGGGAGAAGCTCCACGAGTCGACGATCTCGTCTCCGGTGAGCGTGATGTCCGGCGTCAGCTGGGAACGGTTCGCCACGGATCGGTTTATCACGTGTGGGCCGGTTGTGAAACCGGACACGGTCGGGCCCCACGGCATCGACTGGGTGAGGTAGCCGCCGATCTCGGAGGCGGCGATTTCCCGCATCAGTCCGAGAAGGTTCTCAGTGTCGAAGCTGGAGATACGGACATCGGTCGAGCCGATAGGTGTCCCAAGTCTCGGATCTTGAGAGCCCAGGGCGTACACGGTGGACAGTGCCGGTCCGGTTGTGCTCGTGAAGTGTGAGCCGTTGCTCACGGTCTGCCGGCCGATCTCGGCTAGGGAACGGTTCACGGCGACCACTTGGAGAACAGTGTCGACTACGACGACATCGGTAACGGAACCGTCGAATAGACAGAGCGGATAGGCGGCGCCGTCGATGTCGAGCCACGCTTGGATCCGTCGACCGATCACGAAACCTTCGAGGTCGGGGGCGCCGGTCTTGTCCCAGATGAATCCGAGCGTTGCGTTCGATGGTGGGACATCCTCGGAAAGGTCTCGCCGCCCGTGGTTCGTGACGATCTCGTTCAGGGTCCAGTCTTGGAGCTGGGTTCCGCTCCCGATGGATCCGTCGGTCGAGTCGACTACGACGAGGACTGTCCAGCTCATACGACGGAGAGCCTCCCGAGGCGGCGGGCGTCTTGGTCGAGGATGGTCCGGATCTGACGGGCCGTGGACACTGGGTCGACGGCGCCGTTGATGGTGATGTTCACGGTTGTTCCCATGTTGCCCATCTTCGACAGAGGAATGACGGCTTCCGGTTCGCCGCCTTCGCCGATCATCGCAAGAGTCGGTTTCGTGACGATTCCGCTGGTCGCCAAGCCGGGAACGCCGATATCTCCGAGGAGGTTCTTGATTCCGCCGGAGATGGTGAGCCGGTCCAGGAGGCCTCCGACTACCGAAGACGCTCCTCCTGATCCGCCAGTGAAGCCGGATAGAAAGTCTTTAGCGAGGTTCTCGCCGGCGGCTGTGACGGCTCCTTTCAGTCCGTCTCGGATTGCTTTCGCTACTGAGACGTTCACTCTGAGAAGCGCCGGCCCGAGCTCTTTCACGAGGAACTTGGCGAAGTTGTCTGCGACATCGGTCGCGGCTTCGTCCGTGGCGGTTTCGGTTTCTTTCGATCCGATCCACTTCCAGAGCGAATCTACGAGGGCGTACATCTTCTCCTCGAGGAACTTGGCGCCCTTAGTGGAGACCCAGTCAGCGATAGAGGTGAGCCATGTCGAGATGGCGGAGATCGTTGTTCGGCCTTTCGTGTCGATCCATGTCCAGAGAGCCGAGCCCCATGCGCTCGTCTTCTCTTTCAGCCAGGGCCACGCGGTCCCACGGATCCAGCTACCGACGGCTTGGAGCCAGTCCCATAGCTTCGGAATAGCGGTGTCGGTGATCCATTCCCAGAGAGCTCGACTCCAGATAGCGGTCTTCTCTTTCAGCCACGGCCATGCCGTGTCACGGATCCAGCGGCCGATCGCTTGGAGCCACGAGCCGAGCTTAGACAGGGCCGGTCCGGCGTTCTCTGAGATCCAAGAAATGAGGGAGCCGGCGAGCTCGAGCGCCCATCGTCCGATCTTCGGTCCGGTTTCTTTCAGCCATTCCCAGACACGGCGGAGGACGCCGAGGAGTCCTTCTTCGGCGAAGGTGTCCGCGAGGCTTTCGACCGACGGTATGACAGTGTCGAGGAAGAATCCGGAAAGCTTGAGAGCGATCGGTAGGAGCTGGGTTCCGATCTGGGCGGTGACGTTCGAGAGGCGGGCCCGGAGGATCCTCTGCTGGTTGGCTAAACCTCCGGAGGTTCTAGCGAAATCTCCCTGGGCGTCCGAGGTCTGTTTCCAGATGGCGGACTCGGCGGCGAGGATCTTCTGCTGTTGGTCGAGTGAGCCGTTACCGTCGTAGATACCGAGGGCGAGCGCTTCGGCTTTCAGAGTGGCATCGTCGAGGAGGACACCGAAACGGCGGAGCGGTTCCGATTCGCCTCTCAGGCCGGCTCCGATCGCTTCGATCACTTCTTCCGGGGAAGCGTTTCGGAAGGAGGCGACATCGGACGCTAATCCGAGAAAGTCGTTAGTGAAGTCTGAGAGGTCGTCGCCGGCAAGTCCGGCGGCTTTCCCGAACGTGCCGAACGTCTGGGCGCCCTCGAGGGCGGATTGTTTCGAGATGCCGAACGCTTCGGCGGCGTCGTCGGCGAACTTTAGGACGGCTTCGGATGCGTCGCCGAAAATCTGTCTAGTAGCAGAGATCGCCTCGTCGAGGTCGGAAGCGGCCGAGATTGCTTTCACGGAGGCGGCGCCCAGGGCGACACCTATCCCGACGGCGGCGGTTGCCACGTTCTTTAGTTGCCGGCCGACGGTTCTCCCGAAGTCGCCGAAAGCGGAGGAGGCTCGCTGTATTCCCTTGTTATCGAACGTCGAAACGATCGGGGCGATGATCGCCATCTGCTACCTCCTCTCTAGTTCTTTATTCACGATCTTCTCATAGCGGCGGAGGCTCGACTTGATACCTCGCTCTATGTCGTCGGTGTGTTTCTCGACGATCGGCCAGATGAACCGGTCAGCCTTCCGTTTCTCGTTGAGTTTCTCCACGAACGCTCGACCGGACTCGGTGTGGCCTTGCCTAGCGGTAGAGGCGAGAATCATTCCGAGATGTTTCGAGCGGACTCGGAGGATAGGCCACACTTCGGCCCGTTTCACTGCGAACGCTCGACCGTTCCGGTCCCGGTACACGCCGGCCGCTGGAGGTCGACCTCGGAACTGGAGAGTCGTCTTAAAGCGGGCCGAGCTGTAACGGTAGCCCGTGCGACCTTTCGTGGACCATCCACGCATGATCGTTTTCGGCATCCCGGACTTGATTTCGGCGAGCATCGGCTGGGCGTAGCTCTTTATCTCATTAGGCACTCGACGGCGGAGCTCGGGGTCGACTTGGCGGAGAAGTCGAAGCGTTTCGGGGACGTTCTGGACGCCTCCCTTTCCGAATCCGATGATCGTCCGCTGGGTCGACCTTGTAACGGATGCTCGGCGGCTTGTCATCGGGTGCTCCTCTCTGCTCGTGCTCGATCGGTCAGGACCTCGACAATCGTCGAGAACATGGCCGAATCTTCGAGGAGCTCCCGTGGAGCGATCCCGGTCGTCGCGGCGACCTCAGCAACTAGTCGGCCGAGGGTGCCGCGGACGTAGGGTCCGGGGTCGTGTCCTTCACTTCCGAAACGTCGAGGACCTTAGCGAGCCAGTCATCGAACTGGGCCGGGACTGGCATCCCTGCCGAGCGGGTCGCCTCGTATGCCAGAGCGAAAATGTCCTCGGCTCCGATGTCGCCGTTCGCCAGAGACGAGATCGCCTTCTTCTGGCGGCGTTCCCATCTGACAATCGCGAGCGGTTTCGCGGTGACGTTGTAGGTCTCGGTTTCGGTTGTTACGGATAGCTCTAGTTCCACGGGAGCTCCTCTTGTCAGGCTTTCGTAACGTCGCCGTCGACCTCGAACGTGAAGCTCACATCGAGGGCGCCGTCGGCGGGTCCGCCAGCGGTCGGGTAAACGGGGATGATGTCGCCGGACAGTGTGCCGGTTCCGTCGAGGCCCATCTCGAAAGCGACTGCGGTCCCAGCGGCGGCGGCGGTCCACATTGCGTCGCAGAATGAGCCGGCGGCGCCCCAGTCCTGGAAGGCCCGGACGTTGAGAGTCCAGGTGGTGGGCTGGCGGACTGCGGTCGTCGTGGTCAGTGTCACGTACTGGTCGACGGTTTCGTTAGGGGTAAGTGTCACTTCGGCCACTTGGGCGGAGTAGTTCACTGAGTCGATTTCTACGGACAGGGTCCGTCCGGTCTGGATAGTGGCCATGTTAGGCGCTCCTTCGGTATGTGAGGGTTGCGGTGATCTGGTAGGACGGTAGGTCCTGATTCCCAGCAGAGTAGACGCCGGGGGTGGCGACCATCTGGGAGGCTGTAGAGAGGTTCTCGAAGACCGAGTCGACGGCGTCGAGTGTGGCCTTGAGAGCTCTCCAGTCGCCGGGGGGTGCGGCGACTAGGTGGATTGGATAGTCGACCTCGACAATATGAGCCGAGATAGAACGATAGCTAGGGGGGTCGATAAGGATCCCAGGGGGCCGGAGCTCGTTCACGTTCGAGAACACTCGGAAACCGAGGCCGGTAAGTGTCGAGACGAGATCCTCGTATTCTGCGACGAGCATCAGCCGAACCTCGCCCTACCAATACCGAGGAGCCGCATTATCTCGCCCATAGATCCGACCGGGGCCGGGGTGGGCATCGCCTCGAAGCTCTGGAAGTTGTCGAGCGATCCTTTCTGACGGAAGAGACTCCCGGCGTAGAGGATCGTTCCCTGCTTCGGTGCGGCTCCTGGTACGAGGCTCGGGTTATCCGAGTAGCCGGCGGTTTCCCGTCGGCGGTAGCACCAGTCGTTAGCGGCGGCGGTACAGAGATCGAGATAGTCGGCTTCGTCGGTGTCGGCTTCGACTGCGCCGACGAAGAGCTCGACATCGGTCGAGGTGATCCATGTCACGGAGGTAACGAGGACCGCTCCGGTCGGTGTGATCTGCTCGACGTCGGGTCCGGTCGTCCGATACGTGACCGTGTCGGTGTCCGTGTCGACGGTGTCGAGTGTCTGGCGTCCGTCTATGTCGACGTTACCGGTCCCATAGACCAGAACGGGCTCCCCTACGGCGAGGCCGGACGCGTCGTCGAGGACGAGCGTCGCGACCTTGCCGGTCACTTCTGCGGTAGTGATGGATGCCATAGGGGGGCCCGTTCAGTCAGGGGGGGGATCAGGGGGTGTCGACGAGTGCGACGTACTTGGCGGCGTCGAGGAACGCTGAAGCGAAATAGCCGCGCCAGGCGACACGGACGGCGAGCGACGCTGGGAGGTCTGCCCGGATGCTCCCCTTCATGTTCTCGAACAGTCGCATACCGTCGGGCCGGCCGACGATGAACGTCCCTGCCGTGAACTGCGGGGAGACGACGAGCTCGAGGCCGGCGGGGTTGCCGGCGTAGGAGGCGGCGTCGAATCGGCCGTAGCCGTTCATCGGGTTCAGCGACGGGAAGAGGAAGTCGCCGCCCGAGCTCTGAAGGATTGCGAGATCCTTGTAGCGGTCGGGGGCGAGGAAGAGGTGCGTCGGCTGGTAGCCGGTTGAGCCGATGATCGTCGACTGAGCGGTGAACACTGCTGTGATGACCTCATCTGCGCTCGTCCAGTCTGCGATCTCGTCCTCGACGGTTACGCCGGCCTCGAGGGCGGCGGTGGCGATCCCTTCAGTGTGGAGGGCGTAGGCCTTGCCGAGCTGCTCGATGACGAGCTGGAGGGCTGACGGGTCTGTGAAGTCGACGTCCTGCTCGGAAAGATCGACGTATCCGCCGGCGGTCTTGGCGGTCACTGACACTTCGCCGACGATCATCGCTTGGGATGAAAGGGCGTCGTGCTCGTCGGCTTGCGTTCCGACGGTTG